TGGTTAGAACATTTAAAAGGAGAAAAATACTATGGAAGCGTTCCCATTCGAGATGATAATACATGCAGTTGGGGGGTCATCGATGTTGATCGTTATAATATACAGCATAAGGACGTTATATCGATTATACGGAAAAGGAAATACCCACTCATCCCATTCAGATCAAAATCCAACGGACTCCATTTAATTTTATTTATTGATGGTGTAGTTGCTGCATCATCCATGCGAAAAAAATTAATTGAACTAGCATCTGATCTTGGTGTTAATGATACTACTACAGATATTTATCCCGCACAGGATGAAGTAGATCTGACACCGGAAGATTGGAATAAAAAAAGAAAAGGTAACTTTGTCAATCTGCCTTATCAAAAGGCTAAGATGCCAACAAGAGTTGCAATGGACAACGATGGTAATTCTATAAAGTTAGAGAACTTATATAAGTTTGTAGCTGACTATCGATTAAATCCTAAAGAGTTTAATAAATTAAAAATATTTCAAGACGATGAAACAAAGGACTACCCACCTTGCGTAGTTAACTTTATGAAAAACAAAGTTCAAAAAGGTGAAGGTCGTAATGATGCAATGTTTAATGTTGCAGTGTTGGCAAAAAAGATAAATGCAGATCCAGTTATGTATGAAGATTGGACTAGAAATTTAATGACAAAGGTATGCTCTGAACCATTACATACACAGGAGTTAAATAATATATTTAAGGGTGTCGAGAACAAAGAGTATGCTTATAAATGTAAAACTTCTATTGCAAGAATGCATTGTTCATCAAGCACATGTTTAAGACGTAAGCATGGTATTGGATCAAATGAAGCTTTACCAGAGGTTGGTAAACTTTTAAAAGTAAATTCTTACCCAGAACCTTATTGGATTTTGCCTATACAAGGTAAATCAATTAGATTGAGTACAAAACAATTATACCAACAGCAGTTGTTAGGAGAACAATTATTAAATTATGATATTGTTTGGAGAGCTTTGAAACCTAGTAAAAGAGATCCAGATCCTTACAGAGATTGGCTAGATGAGTTAATACAAAATAAACAAGACATGGAGGGATTTGATGCAGGAGAAGAGCAACAGGATGTATTTAATTCAAGAATGACAAAATTCATTGAAGATGTGGAAGATACTACCGAATTTGATCAAATTGATTCTGGTAATATATGGAAAGATGAGGTCGAAATGAGATTTAAGCTAGAGACGTTTAGATCTTTTATGAAAAAAATGGGTTATAATTGGAATGAAAAAGAATGCACTAGATTCTTAGAACAAGGTAAAGCACTTCCTAAAGCTAAGTTTAAAGGAATTCAGACTCGACATTGGGTTGTGACTCTACCAAAACAAATGGAACACAAAAATAAAGATGTCAAATTTACTAAAGCAAAAGCTGCGTGGGAAGACAATTAAAATATTTGGCCCACCTGGTACAGGTAAAACAGAAAACCTACTCAAAAGAGTTAAGAGGTACCTTGAGAAAGGTTACTCTCCAGACGAGATTTGTTATGTATCATTTACTAACAAAGCTGTGGACGAATGTGTTGCAAGGGTTAGACAAAAGTTTAAAGGTTATGACGAAGATGCTTTCTCATATTTTAGAACATTACATTCTTTGGCCAGACAACAGTTTGCTGAAATTCCCGTATTAGATCCAAAGGCAGACCTGCTGATGTTTCATACACAATATGGAACTGTCAAGGTAGGTTATAAAGACACTTGGGATGATCAAAAAGTATATAATAATTGGTCGCTTCAAATATATGATAGAGCAAGAAACATGAAAGTAGATCCTGTGTGGCTGTACAAACAACAATCAAGAAAGTCAGTTAGACTACAACAGTTTAAATCAATCATTGCAGGTTACGAAGAATTTAAAACAATGGAGATGGATAACGGACACCGGACACCGGATAGATTAGATTTTACAGATATGGTGCAGAAGTTTATTGATGATGGCCTTGTAGTGCCTTTTAAAGTTTTAATGGTGGATGAAGCTCAAGATTTAACACCTTTACAGTGGGATATGGTTGTTAAAATGGCTGAAGCAGTAGAGCGAGTTTATATTGCAGGAGATGATGACCAAGCTATATATGAATGGAATGGTGCAGATGTTGACCTATTTCAAAACTTTCCAGGCAAAACTTTGGTGTTAAAAAAATCAGTTAGATTAAACAAAAATATACATTTTTTTTCTAAATGTTTACTAAATAGTATGGGTAATAAAAGAATACAGAAAGAATTTCACTCCAATGGTAAACAGGGCCATGTGTACAGGTGGGGTGGTCTTAAAAAAGTACCTTGGGATATGGACGGAAGTTGGATGGTATTAGCTAGAATTAATGACGTAAAGAGAGAACTCCAACAGGAGGCAAGGAACCTTGGTTTATATTATCAGGACCAAAAGAATAATAAATCATTTGATCCTAATCAGTTTTCTGCAATTAATTATTGGGAAAAAATTTGTAATGGTGGCAGCATCAGTAGAGAAGAAGCTGTAACTATGTATGAGTATTTGTTAAACATAGACCACGGATACAGGTCAGCGGAAAGTAAAAAATGGAGTTTTGCACATCCAAATCAAGTCTTTACATTTGATGAATTACATTTAAGGTGTGGCATGCGTGATGAAAAAGGTCAATGGAATCAAGTGTTTAAAAGAAAATTTAAAGATAAAGATAAACAATATTTTAAAAAACTTATGAACGAAGGTGTAGATTTATCACAACCACCTAAAATTATTATAGATACCATACACCAAGTAAAAGGTGGTGAAGCAGACAATGTTGTTCTGGCGAGCAAATGTAACTTTCCATCACACTTTGAAAAAAAGAATTTAGCAGAAAAAGTAAAAGAACTTAGGGTTTGGTATACAGGTGCCACAAGATCTAAAAGCACTCTCCATCTGTTGGGCACTTATCATCAATATAATTTTCCATTAGGAAAATATTACAAACAATATGAGGCTAACTATGTCAGATAAAAGTATGTTCGATGAAGCATTTCCACAAGACAGACAAATTGGGGGATCTCACTACCAACATTTTTTAATTCAACCTTGGACATTTATTAGAAAAAATGGTTTAAACCCATTTCAAGCAAACGTTATTAAATATGTTTGTAGATATTTATTCAAGGGAAAACAAATAGAAGATCTAGAAAAAATAAAACACTATTGTGATTTAGAAATAGAACATTTAAAAGATGTTAAAAAACATAAGTGATGATTCACAAATTTAATTTACCAGATAATATTTATAATGCACTTATGGAAGATATAAAAGATTCAGATAAAAAATATAATGAAAATTTGATAGGTAATATTAAACAGGAATTTAACTTATATGACTTTAGAGAAAAATATGAAGAATTTATTATAGGTAAAGCAATAGAAAATAAAAATTTAATTGAAAGTTTAAAAGAAATAGATATTTTATTTCCTAACAATCAACCACTTACACTAGGAAATCTTTGGGTAAATTTTCAAAGCAAATATGAATTCAATCCAATACACAATCACAATGGAGTTTTTAGTTTTATTTTTTTTTTAAAAATACCTTTTTTAAGTCAAGATGAATTAAAACAAGGACCAGGAGTAGAGGCAAATGTAAACCTAGCTGGGCATTTACAATTTTTAGAAATAGACCAAAACAGTAAAGGTTGTATTAGAACTGAAAATATTGCTGTAGATAAAACTTGGGAGAAAACTGGATTAATTTTTAGATCCTATTTGAATCATTGCGTTCATCCTTTTTATTCAAGTGATGATTACAGAATAACTGTATCAGGTAATATTTATTTTAAAAATTAAATGAAAAAAATTTATTTTCTTGCGGGTTACTCTAGATCTGGAAACACTCTTTTATCTTGCATATTAAACCAAAACAAAAAAATAGCAGTGACACCTAATAGTTGCGTTTCAACAATAATGAACAATTTATTTGAATTGCATGAAAGTGAATTTATTAAAAATTTTCCTGAAACTTCGGGTATAGATAATGTGATAAAAAAATTATTTCAAAATTACTATGAAAATCTAGAAGCTGAAACTATTTTTGATCGATCTAGTTGGGGAAATATTGCAAATTTACATTTGTTAAAAAAATATGGAATTGAACCTAAATTTATTTTATTAGTTAGGCCTTTAATAGAAGTATTAGCTTCCTTTGTAAAAATTTCAAATTGTGAAAATGTAAGAGAATTCGTAGAAAAAATGATGAACCCAATGTCAGGTAAAATTTATAAAGATTGGTTATCAACCAAAAACATTATAGAAACAAAACAAAATTATTTATTAATAAAGTATGATGATTTGATTAATAATACGGAAATAAATGTTAATAAAATTTATAATTATTTTAATATTCAAAAATTTCAACATACTTACTCAAACATAAAACCATTTGAATTAAATGGTGTTAAATATAACGATACTATCTATGGATATTCTAATTTACATTTTGTTCGACCTAATATAGAAAAACAAAATTATGATATTGAAGAGTATTTACCAAAAGATATTATTAAAAAATATTTAGAATGGGATAACTTTTAGTATGGGAAAGAAAAAAAATAAATTGGTTATGTGTGAACGTTGCGATGTAGTAGTTGCAGTAATTGTACACGAGTATAATTATTACTGTGCGGACTGTGCTTTGTTCGAATTAAATATACCTTTTAAAAAAGCAGTATCAATTGAAGATGCAAATTTAAGTAGGAAAAAACAATGACCCATCAATTAAATTTTATATACAATGACAGTGATTGGATAGCTCCAGCAGAGTATCCAGATTTATCAAAAGCAACAGAGATTGCAATTGACTTAGAGACGAAGGATCCAAACATAAAAACTAAAGGACCAGGTTGGGCAACGTTTGATGGACACATTGTAGGTTTTGCAGTTGCTGCTCTTGGACAACAATGGTATTTCCCTATTGCTCATGATGCTGGTGGGAATATGGATCTTTCGATAACCTGCGCATGGATGCAAGATGTTTTAAAAACAGATGCAACAAAAATATTTCACAATGCAAGTTATGATGTAGGTTGGTTACTTGTAAATGGATTTGAGATTAGAGGTAAGATAGTTGATACCATGATTGCTGCCGCAATTATTAATGAAAACAGATTTAGTTTTAGTTTAAATGCCTGCGCAAAAGATTATTTAGGTGAAATTAAAAATGAAACGTTTTTGAACGAAAAAGCCAAAGAATGGGGAATTGACCCAA